TAATGTCGCCATTAGAATTTAATTAATATGTTTACTTTCGAGGCACAACCTCTGACATGGCACAACCACGTTGTCTATATACTAACCTGTAACTGCATTTTTGAGCATATTATATTTATTAATATCTGTTTTATATAATCTAGCTTGCTCAGTTAAATTAAATGATTCCTTTGCAAAAGGATTTTTTTCACCAGCAGTTACAAATTCTGTCTGCACTTTTGTTGTAGTCGCTCCACCTCCCTGTGGTCTTGGGTTCTTCTGCACCCATTGAGGCATATTAGACATAGCCCACTCTTTTACATTCGTTCTGTTATATCCATCAACAACAACTACTGTGCCATCTGCTTCTCTGGATAATTGATCTTTGCTGATACGACTCAAAACGTACTGGGGATCGTGTACAACATCAGCAAGGGCTGTCACTGCTGGTGCTTCAATTTCAAGTTGCCTTTGCCTTGCTTCCAACTCAGCAATTTTTTTATTTTTTGCCTCTTCTGCGTCACGATATTGTTGAGCTTGTTTTGCAATCGCTTCATCATATCTTCCTTTAGCTTCTAACTCTTCTTGTTCTTTTTTCTGTTTATATGCAATTAAAGCTTCAACATCAACATTTGGAGGTACAGCTTTTCCAGCTTCTTTTGCTTTTTTTAAATCATCTAAAATTTCAGCTTTGCTTTTTCTTAAGGCTTCTACTTCTGCAAGCAACGCTTCTGTATCAACAGGTGGATTTGGCTTGATTGGTTCTTCTGCCATAAATAAATTTTAACAATAATTAATATATATATTATCTTACCAGCGTGTTTTGTCAGCCCAATAAGCCGCACTGCTTGGTCCTTTCTTAATAAGTCTTGCAAATCTAGCTTTAAAAGCTGCTCTTTTTTTCTTATCAGCTTCTGTTTCTCCTTTTCTTGGTGGTTTATTATCTGCACCTTGCATACCAAACCTTATTAACTTCTCTTTACCTTTTATTTTGACAACAACAGCACCAGCTTTTCCTGATTTGTGTCTTGGAGTTTTGATCGGTTTATTTAAACCTTCAAAAACATGTCCTCCCTTTTTAATTGTCATTTGCCTACTTTAGCTTGAGCTCTTTTATGTGACTCGGTGAAAGATACACCATTTCTCATAAGTCTTTTCATAAAATCCATGTGCTTTTTTGTGTGATGCACAGAATGTTTTTTTAAAGTAGCTTTTTGTCTTTTTGTAAGTGGTGCCATTATTTTTTCCTCATAATATCAGCATCAGCTTTCCTTGCACCACCCTTTCCTGTAATAAAACTGTTCACTCGGCCCATAGCCCATGCTTGCATCGAAACATTTCTTGATCCACCTCCAAGATATGCACCTTGTCCTCTTCTATAAACAGCTTTAAGTTGTCCAAGTGTGAATTTAGAGTTATTTGCCTTTGTTTGCAGCGTTTTAATTACCGTAGCACTTAAAGGTTTAGGTTCAGGTTTTTTTCTTACGCTTTTTTTTCTTTTTGGTGCCATCTTGATTGACTCGTGATTTTTGAACAGCTTTTATATCAATAAATTCACCCCTTTTATAAGCAGCCGCAGTGCGTTTTATTTCAGCAGCTTTTGCCGCTTTATTTTTTGCACCAGACAGATATTTTTTCGCAACACCTGTCTTTTTATCTTTTGCGACTCGCCTAAACTTTCTCGTCACTTTTTACCTTTTTAACCTTTTTATTGGCTGTTGGTTTTGTTTCACACTTTTGAGTTTCACCTTTTGGTTCATCATAAGTTTGAACTTTAAAAGTATATCCCATTATTTTTTCCCTCCTTTCTTTTTCTTTTTAGATTTTGGTTTCATTGTGGAACCATACCCAACACCTTTAGGCATAACAATAAAAGTAACTGCTTTTATATTACTTCTTTTTGCGTTTCTTAGCTGTTTTTGTTTTGCCTGCGTTACTTAAAGCAATTGCAACAGCCTGTGATCTTGATTTACCTTCTTTCATCAACAACCTAATATTTCCAGTTATTGTTTTTTGTGACTTTCCTTTTTTAAGTGGCATTTGGATATCTGCTGGCTAATTGTTTTAATGTTAACTCTGATCCATCTTCCCTGATAATTTTTCTTAATGCACCTGTTGCATCTAAACGTTTATCACCTCTTTTTGAACTCATCAAAAAATTAAAATATCTTTTCTTTTTTCCTAAAACTTTTTCTTGAACATCTGGATTATCCTTTAGCCAGTTTGCATAGTTTGTATCTTGAGGAACTCGACCAGTTGCACTTGGTCTTGTATTTGGAAAGGCACGTTCTAAAACATCATCATCAAGAACTGGAACTGTCGTGGATCGGCAATTAAAATGTTGAGGAGGAACTGGCCCCTGATCATATCTAAACAACTGACCATCCAACCTTTGACAAATAGAACTTGTCCTTGCATCTAAAGTTGCCACATATTGATATTGACCAGTTATATCCTTATTAGCTGCATAAACAGCCTGACTTGCTGCATTTTGCACTTGATTAACAGTTGTTCTAACTACAGTTTGTATTTGTTTATTTGATAACAACATACCTTCTGAGTTCTTTAGAGCATTGTTTAAAGCGATAGCATTTTGAGGTTTGCCAACAAAACTTAAATTAGGACCTTTTAACCTTCTTGCAATTTTAGGCAAAGACTCTCCTTCCAAAACACCAAGCCTTATTGCTTTTGACAATCTTGACGCTGAATCCTCTGATATTCCTCTAAATGACTTTTTAACAGTTTTGCCATTCGGAAGTGAAATATCAGATCCACGTTTTGCAGTTAAAGCGAACTGTGAAGTTCTAAACACTCCATCTTTATCCCGTAGTCTTATAGAAAGCTTTGTGGGATCTTTTGTTACAACAGATTTTGCAAAGTCGGGAGAAATTGCAACGGTGTTAACTTGAACTTCTCCTTTTGGTAATACTCTCTGTAATTGATCTTGAACAAAACCAACTTGAAATTCAGCTAAATTTTGTAATTCTTCGATCATATAAGCTGAACTTTCATTTTCCCAGCCTTTTAAACTCTCAACCATTTGAGCCAAAATAGAACGAAGCCTTGCAGTCGCTGCTGGACTATTACCCTCAATATCTCTTATCTGCCTTAATACATCTAAAATCACCTCGTTAAACTGACTTGCAATTTGAAATTGGACTTTATTACTGTATCTATTAAGATCAATTGCTTCTCGATAAAAAGCCTCTGGTGTTGCCATTTATTATGCTGCTTCAGTTTCTGGATTCATTTCAACTAACCCGCCTGATTGTGTTTTTTCTAACTCTTCTTCAATATCAAAATCGTCACCTAGTATTTCTCCACTTGCTAGTTGCTCAAGTAATTTTTCTTGACTAATTCCATTTGCTGCAAATATTTTTAACAAGCTATCGATTTCTGCTGGCTCAAGTCTTGCTGTAACAAAGTCTCGATTAACAAAAGAACTGCCTGCGACAGGTTCATTTAGATATTCACTATGAAATTTTAAGCAATTATCAATTAAATCTTGCATTTGTTGAGCAATCACCATCATCGTGGAGTCATTCTGTGATCTGTCGATTCGCTTGGCCTCCGCTGACTCACCTACTAATTTTTGCCCAAGAACCGCAGCTAAGGATAAAGTATTTATTTGTTCTTTAATATCATTCAGTCTTGTGAATTGACTGTCATAACTGTCACCTGACGGAGAAACATATTCGAGTCTTGATTCTGGTGGCAAAGATAAAGCTTCGTTTGGTCCAGTTGTTATTTCATCAGCGTTTGGATAGCCAAAAACAGCGAGTAATGGAACAGAACTGATATGAAGAATATTATCAAGGTCGCTTTGTATTTGATAATGCTTGAGATTAAGTTCTGCTATATCATATAAAGGACTGCGTGATTCATAAAAACCTACCCTGTTGGAATATGCCACAGCAAATGGAATATTATCTTTAATACTCATTTCTCCTTGATCAAATAATTTATATTCACCTTTTTTATCTTTTCTATGTATTTCAAAGCGACCAATTTCTAACACTCTGATTTGTTTAACAAGTTTTTCTCCATACTTTCCATCTGGCTCCACAACTTGCTCCATCAATCGTAATTGTGTTAATTTTCTGACCCCATCAATAATTTCAGTTCTCCACCCAAGAATATCTCTTGGTGTGTAAGTAACCCAATAGGGTCTTGCTTTCTCGCCTTCCTTTGGAGCGTCCACCAAAACACCAACATGACCAAATGATATTGCTATTCGTGCTGTTTGATACAACCAGACATTTAAATCATTTCCCTCAAGGTCAACATCAAAAAGTTGCTCACGAACAAGGTCAGATACCTCGTCAAGACGGACAGGCTTTCTCACCAACATTCCCGATAGCATTTTTTCTATTCGCTGTAAATATGGAACAACTGTTGATCTTGCCAGCCTTGTGTCATAGGCATCATCAGTTTCTCTCGGTTCTTGTTGAAGATATTTTCTATGTTCGCTGCGTATCTTATATGTTCCCTCTTTTAAATCCTCAATCAATCCCCAAAAATTAGACATTCGTTGATAAGCAGCATTTGGAGATGCAACTGTCGTTGGAGCTAAAGTTACTGGTTGATTGTAAATATTGAGTGAACTATACACAGTTTTTCCTCATAATATCATTGCTTTTAATATATTCTAATTCCTGTAGGCCTGCCCGCTCTACCATATAACAAATTAAATTCTCTGTAACACAAATATCCAAGAGCATCTACATGGTGATCCAAATTATTCTGCTTATCTGGTTCTCCTGTTTTTTCATCGTAACTTTGCAATTCAAGGCATTCAATCAAACGAGTGCAACGGGCATGAATCGCCAAACGTCGTTCCCCTTTGCCGTTTTGTAATAACGCATTGACGGTTGCAACTCTATCTTTGATAAAGGGATTGCTTTTGAGAGCCATTGAACTGAAGCCGTAACTTTCGAGTATTGCGATGTCTGTTTTTGATGCATTAATTGTTGAACGTGCCGAGCCACTTGCGTCTGGATAAACTAATATTCTGTTTGAAGGATAACGTCTTTTTATCTCCTGTGCCAAAGCATCAGTATCTTTTTGTTTGGATATTTCATCTATTATTACTAAATTTTCACCGTCTTTCACACCAACAACGCAGTTACAATTCATAACGTTAAAGTCAACACCACATAAAAGAGTCTCCATCTTTATATCAAAAGGTATTGAGTTGATAACATGATCGTTTCTATTGAAGCGATTATATACAGCACCGCTGGTCAAATTAACCCATTGTCCTAATAAGTAAGCCTTTATAAGTTGAGGAGGATAATTTTCCTCAAGCGAAGAAATAAACGAATCAGGTAAATAAGGATTATCCATTGACTTTGCTTGTATTAAACCTGTGTCTGACTTTTTATTTTTTTCAAAAGTATCAAATGCCCAACCATAACCTTCAGGAGTTGTTGTTGCATAAAACTGCTGCACATTTCCAGACCTTAATCTTGCAAGAGCCATGTTCATTGCTTGCTCTGCATCTCTTTTATTAACAGTATCAGCTTCATCAAATCCAACTGCACAAAGGTTCTGCCCTCTTAATCTTTGATATGTAAGAATTGTCCTGAGTAAAATTGTGTGCACACCTTCTTCAAATTGCAGTTGATATTCTGGCAAAGGAGAAGCTCTGAAAATGTAAGGTATTTGCCATTCATCTAAAAGCTCGTTCATCGTTCTTATTAAAATATCTCTCAGCATCACATTTGTAGGTTCAAAAATAGCTGATATATGTCCAACATTCATACAAGCAAGAATAATACTTTTAGAAACTAAAGCGTAAGTTTTGCCAGCACCAAAACCACAAACAAGAGCTAATTTTCTATGTGTTATATCGTCGCAAAATTTTTCTTGATGAGGAAGAAGTTTAGTTTTTATTTTTTTTATAACATCTTTTGACGAGGGAATATAACTGAATCCCTCTTGAAATAAAACGTGACCCTGCGAGACAGTTTTTAAAAGACTCATGAGCAGAGATGAGCAAGTTTAGCTGCAGTATTTATCGCACCAAGAGCGATGTGATATTGACCAGCCCTTCTAGCTTCCATTTGTAAGGTGCTACATTGAGCCAAAAGATCAGCTATCATCTGAGGTCGTTCCATGTCCCAATCCTTCTTCAACTCTGCTCTAGCTATCTCTAAATACTTATCTACAGTTCTTTCTCCAACCCCCCAATTCTCTGAGGCATAGCGAACACAATCAGAGCGACGACCACCGTTAGCAATTATGCGAGCAAACCTTTGAGCTCTTATAACTGTCTCTGCTTGTGTGCCTTTTCTGCCCATAAAAAAGAGTTCTTAATTAGATATTACACGTTCTGCTTTATTTCCAGTGAAATTCTCCCATCTTTTAATTATTACATCGCAGTATTTTGGATCAAGTTCAACGAGGCGAGCTTGTCTTTGTATTCTTTCTGCAGCGATTAAAGTTGTGCCTGAGCCACCAAAAGTATCGAGTATTAAGTCATTTGGTTTTGTCGAATTAGTCATTTGATATTGAAACAAATCAACTGGTTTCATAGTTGGATGTTCTTTGTTGCGGTTTGGTCTATCAAAATTTAAAACCGTTGTTTGCTTGCGATCAGCGTTCCAGAAATGAGAAGCACCTTTTTTCCAACCATAAAGGCAAGGTTCATGCTGCCAATGATAATCTTGACGACCCATAACCATTGAGGATTTAACCCAGATAAGGCATTGTCTTATTTGCAAGTTAGCATCTTTTGCTGCACCTCTGAAGTTATAACCCTCTGAGTCTGCATGCCAGATATAAAAGGAAGCACCGTCATTTATGTAATGAGAAGCAACCGCATAAGCCGAAGCCAAAAATTGTCTAAATTCTTCATCTGCAAACTGATCGTTTTGTATTTTTAATTTATCTGCAGTTTTTCCTTCATAATTCACATTGTATGGAGGATCAGTCAACCAAAGGTCAGCTAAATCATTTTCCATTAAAGGTTGGAGTTGATTTTGGTCAGTTGAATCTCCGCAGAGAAGTTTATGGTTTCCGAGCTTCCAAACTTCACCAAATTGTGTGGTTGGTTCTTCAGGCGTTTCAGGGACTTCATCTGGATCTGTTAATCCTTCAGTTGGAATAATATCTGGCTCTCCTAGTATTTCTGTAAGGTCCTCTTTTGTAAAAAATGGATCTATATCATGGTCCTCTGAAAGTTGGTGCAACATTTCTTTATCCCACTCAGATAAATCGGAGGTTCTATTATCAGCCAAAGCAAGACCAACCTTCTGATCTTCCGATAGTCCTTTTCTTTTTACAGCAATGATTTCATCTCCTTCGGTTTCAATTACTCTTACGTTTTTTATACCAGCTGCTCTTGCCCCAGCAATTGTTCCATTTCCAGCAAGGATTCGATTCTCTTCATCGATAACTATTGAACGGCCAGCACCATACCTTTGAAGAGATTCTTTTATCAACGCAGAGGAACGATCAGTTCTTTTTCTTGCATTTTTATGATCGTTTTTAAGTTCGTTAATTTTCATTTACTGCTTTATAGTTTTTGTATTTTTTAATATGCAGATTAATTGCTGCTTTTGGATTGATGGTAGTTCCTACTTTACCAAGATCGTACTTAAAGTCACCAAATATTTCTTTAAAAGCATAAAACAAGTCAATAATCATATTTTCACCATAAAGAGATGGGTCTTTACCTTGAAGGTGAAAAAACCAATTAACCATGTCATTTGCAGAGCAAATTTCAAGAAGATTTATTGAATAAAGTGGTTCTTCATGTGACCATTTTCCAAAGTGACAGTCAGGTAGTAAATCAAGATTAAAATTAATTTCATTAAGATACCAGTCACCCCAGTTAAAGTGAACTGGCCAAAGGTAGGTTAAAAGAGTTTCTACAGATTGTGGAGAAGGATTTTTTTTAGAAAATTCTATATTTTCTTTTTTTTCTCTGTTTTGAGCGGATTCATAAAGCAGATTTTTTGGTAGATGAGTTGTCACTTTTGTTTGATTTCATTGATTCAACAGTAGCTTTTTCTGATGGGAATGAAAACAGGGAGGAAGTATTTTTTAAAGTTTCCTTGACAGTTTGTATAAAATAAGGCAATTCTTTCTTTGAATTATCTATATTTTGCAACCGATATTCGTTCATTTGTTTAACACTTTGTTGCCAAGATTCCTTTCTTTTATTATGCAACATTCTAGTTTCATCTTTAGATAAAGAAACGCCCAAAGCATGCTCACCACTGGAGGTTACTATTGTTTTAATATTACCTAAAGAGTCTCTATAGCCAGAATTAATAACATTTTGTTCTTCATCTAATTGTTGATAAGCCCTTTTACAATGACAAATTATTGCGGCATCAGAACCAGCAAACTTTTTGCCTTTTTCATCGATATCATAATCGTGCCAGTAAAGTAGGTTGACTAAACGATCTGAATTATTAACTATTCCTGTGTCGTAGCAAGCGTAGCATTCCTTATCGGGAGCATAAAAATTTATGGTTTTTTCAGTAAGTTTTCTTTTGTAAGACATGGCAAGTTAAAAAGGTAGTCCTGAATCTTGGGATTTATCTTTTTCCCAATTTTGTTTTGGCAAATCGACTGAGCTTGGTAAGTAGGCTTCAAAACTTCCGTTTTTTAACCAACGATAAGCGTCAGGAAAAGGTGAGGCAAAGCCTCCTTTATTTTCGATTTGGTGTTGATCAGTTATAGCTCTTTGTAAAGCTAAAGCAAGTGTTTCTGAAGGATGACTTTTTATAACGACACAATATTCTTCAAAAGCTCGTGGCTTTGTTTGACCAGATGCTCTCTTTTTAATTTTTAAATATTTCTGCCAAAAAAGCTCAAATTCTTCTGAATAAATCTTTTTCTTGGTTTTTTGTTTACTAACTTTATTAATATTGTTATTTGAATCTAGTTTATATGATTCTAGTTTGGTGGCATCTGGTGCTATGGGGGGGTGCATAATTTTCACTGGGGATATGGCATCTGATACAGGGGTGCAGGATTTGCCACGCCCATCAATACTAGGTTCTGGAACATTAGCTAAGTGCCAAATAGTGACCTTATATAAATTACTGCCCTGCTGACCGTTTCTGCCTTTTTGGTGTTTTCTTTCTAGCCATCCCAAAGAGACAAGTTGATTCACAATCTTCTGTGCTGTGCGTTTTGACATACAAGCGGCTTTTGCAATTGTATTTAGAGAGGGATAGCATTGCTGGTCATCTTTATTTGCATAACTTTGAATTACCCATAAAACTGCTAATTGATAAGGCTGTATTTTTCCTCTAAGATTTGTGGGTAAAGCTGTGAAGGGATATCCCTGTGGATTAAATGACATCTTTTATTTTTTCTGTTGAGAATATTGAACCAGCCCCTCAAGGAAGTAAGCGACATATTGGTGGTGGCAGAATGATCGAAGTTTGCAAAAGAGTAAAGACATGGCGAAGGGAAGTCAGCAAGGTGGCAAAAAAAGAGACAGAAACACCTATCGAGGGTGCTTGTCACGTTGGTTTGATATTTAGGTTTAAACGACCTAAAAGTCA